GAATTACCATACAAATATCAGTTAAAACGTCTATCAACTGTTCTTTATTTAAATGTTGCAACTGAATCTTGATAATATTCCGTATTTCTTCCTCATTCATTATTATTCCTCCTTTTTTAATTCATCCAATACTTTCTTTACAAGTTCGTAGCGTGGTAATTGCCAATCTTTCGCAATATCATCTATTTTATCATCATAATGATTGTCATAAACATATTGATTCAAATCGTCAATAAACTTATCGCCATCAAGCCCCTCATCACAATCATCAAACATATCAAGTTCATTGGCTAATTGGGAGCAATCACAGTGACTCACCCAGTCATAAATACGCCCGTCATAAACATTGGTCTGTCTGTTGTATTTTTCTCCAACGTGTATTACTTCACCGCAAAATTGACATCTATGCTCTTTGCGAGCGATAGGAGTTTTATTCCTTAATACTTTTATCATTTTAACTCGTTAATTAAAGCATCAGCACAAGCAATTGCAAACCGAGCAATGCTTATAGGTATTGTATGTTTCTCTCCTTTCTTGTAATCTGCTTCCGAACTAGCGTAACCAACTATTGTTTTATCACTTAAAATCCCTTGCATGGCAGCTTTCGCCAATTCGTATCTACGCTGTTCCCAGTCGATAGCTGAAAAATCAAGTTCACACTCTCTGAATACCATATTATCACATACATATATGTTATCTCCACTATGTAACGCATTGGTATTTGTTTTCGGAATTACATCCACCAAAACCCCTGTTGATTTTACTCTTGCTTTCATATTTAATATTCTGATTTAATAATAGTACCAAATGAACGATACCTACGCCAAACCATATTTCCACGCTGGATGGTAATAATCCAATCACAAGCCTTAAAAACTTGTCCTACATTATATAAAAATGGTCGTTTTTGTATTTTTCTTTTTATTCTTGCTTTCATATTTAATCGAAATACATTACTTTCTTACCTATACATACTTTGAACCTTGAAAGACATTCGCTATGTTGTGTGATATGGTTAGGATTATATTTGTTAACAAAACATCCAGTACGTTTATGATATCTGACACAAGCATTTTCAGGAGATTTAGCCAATATCTCTTTTTCATCTCTAAAACCAAAAAACAAATCATCTCTGTATGATACCTTATACCACTTCACTTGGCTTCTTATCTTTTTAAAATACTTTGCTTTCATTGTTCCTCCTTTGTTTTAAAATGTTCAATCAGTTCGTATACGGTGGCCTTGCGCCATTTAGGAGATACTGATATACTGTCATTGTTTTTATTATAAGCCCAAATTCCTTCGGGTGAAATAAACCACTGAAACTTATCTGTATCATCCCTCAATGCAGCTAAAGCCAGGAAAAGATCCTCATTAGTTCCGCAATCAATGCTATCGGTTTCGTCGGGATGTGGAATATTACTGAAAAACTCAACACTATATAGCCTATATTCAGGTTCGGTGAAAATACACAAGTCCTCGTTAAGTTCACATCCGAATAATCTATATCCTAACTCGTTTAATCTGTACATAAGTTTATATGGACTCTTTCTTATAAAGCACGATGTTGTAAATCCCATAATTATTCGTTTTTTAATAATCCTGATTTCTTCAATTTCTTTTTAAAATTCTTT